TGCTCCAGGTGGGTCACCAGGCGGCGCAGGCGCGGGGTGATCTGGTCGTCTTGGACGCGGACGCTGAAGTCGGTCATCGCGGGGCTCCCGTGGGGCTATACTGTGGGTGCCATCGGTGCGCACGTGCGGCGAACACATCCAAGTAGCACCGGGCGGACCGGCCGCGACGCCGCGCGGCAGCTCATCCCCGCCACCGTAAGAGGCCGCGCCGTTGCTCGGCGATGTACGCGGCCAGATCCTCCGGCACCGCGAAGGCCGGCGGAAAGGTCGTCACCCCCGCCCACCACTGCGCGGCCCACTCGAACACCGCCAGGCCCGGCTGCTCCTGCCCGGCGAGTTCCCACCAGGCCAGATAGCGGCGGCGCAGGACCGTCTTGTCCAGCGCCGCGTGGTATTCCACCCGCTCCCAAATCTCCTGGGGCTCCCGGATGGTCTGCGCGAGCAGCGGCAACCAGGCCTCGCGGCCGTTCTTCTGCACCTTATAGATGGGCGACCCGGCCCGCGCCGTCTTGGCCCGGTCGGTGAACAGCTCTGCGCTGAGCGTCAGCGGCTCCCCGGTCACATCCTCGAACACCGCGGGGCGCGTCAGGTCGGCGCCGAAGGGGGCGAGGAAGCGCTCCACATACCAGGCGTCCGCTTGTCCCGCCGGCAGCAGCAGCCCCGCGTCGAAGGGCCGCGGGGTCGGCACTGGCCCGGGGCACCCGGATTCGGCATGATCGGCCGCGCCCCCGGGGCAGCGGGCACCACCGGTCCAGGTCGAGGGCGGCAGGTCGGCGCGCGGGGCCGGGGTCCGGAAGGCCCCGGCCGCCTCGCCCGGGTTGTAGTCCCAGCCCGCGTCGGCCATCAGCGTCTCACGGCCGTGCCCGGTGCGGCTGGGTACCGAGACCCCGCGCCGCTGCCAGGTCGCGGGACTCTCCCCGGTGCGCGGGTCCACCGGCGCCGGACCCGGGTCGGGACTGACCACCACCCGGGCGTCGGTCTCCACGCTCAGTCCGCGCTCGGCGAGTTCGGTCTCATCGAGATTGCGCAGCCGACAGCGGCAGTTGAACCCGTTGGGCGGCGCGATCACCCCGAGCGCCGGGTCATCGATCCGAAACACCAGGCCGTGCAGCGCCGCATGGGCCGGGCGGGTGTTGCTGTCCATGACCGCCAGGCATTGCACATAGGGCGCCCGCTCACGCTGGGCCGCGAACTGCTGCCAGCGCCCCGCCATATAGGCGGTCTGGAGATTGGTGCGGTAGATCGTCTGCAGGCGCCGCAGGCTGCCGGCCTGGTACAACTGCGCCTCCATGGTCACCGGATCCACGTCCACCTGCGGCCCCCACCAGCCCTTGGCCTTGAGGGTGTCGACCAACTGCGCCTTGAACCAGCGTTCGGTCTGGCCGCTGTCGATGGCAGCCTGCACCGCGGTGCGAATGTCCTGCAACACATCGAGCTTGGCGAGCTTGGCGACGGTGAAGTCCGCGGCATGGGCGGCGCGCTGCATCTCCCACCAGTTCCAGGTGAGCCGCTCGCCCTTGGCCTTGAGATAGGCGCTCGCCTGCTCCGGCGGCAGGTTGAACAGACCGGACAGGCCGGATGGTTCAGCCATCGGCGGGCTCCTGCACCTCCAGACGCCCAATGGTATCGGCCGCCGCCACCCCGCGGTCGAGGATCGCCAGCAGCGCCGCATCATCCATCTGCGGATACCAGGCGGCGAGTTGGCCCAGCAGCTCCTCCGGCGTCAGGCCCTGCTCCAGGCCGGCGAGGATCGGCGCCAGCAGTTGCTCCATCGCCGCCTGCCAGCCCGGATCAGTCGCGGCCTGCGCGTCGATCAGCGCCTGCCCGGGCGCCGGGGCAGCCTGCCCCGGCTCCCGGGCAGGCTCCAGATGCTCCGCAAAGACCGCGGGTGCCGCGGGATCGTCCGGCGGCATGACCCCAGGCGTCAGGTCGGCCCCCTGGCCCGTGCCCACCTCAACAGGAACGGCCCCCGGCGCAGTCCCCGCCAACGCCACATCCCCCGCGGGGGCCGTTCCTGAGGGGGCCGTTGCTTCCCACTCGCCCCCATAGGTGTCCTTGATCTGTGCCAGCGTCGGCCGATACCCGAGGGTAAAGAGATTCTTTTCCCTTTCCGCCCGGGTATTCAGGTCCTCATCCTCTTCCATGCGCCGCCACACCTTCGGATAGGCCGCGCCGGGATAGGACCAGTCCACCACCCAGCGCACCCAGGTCTGGTTTGCGGACGCGCACAACAGGTCGGCATCGGCGGTCACCAGGTCGTGGCGCACATCGCGCCCCATGTCCTCACCACCCAGGCGCCCGGGGGTGGCGTCGCTGACCGCGGAATGCCCGCTGATGATCTTGCTGATCGCCCGGTCCCAATACTCGTTGGCCGCGGCATAGTCGGCGCCGCCGGTGCGGCTGGCGCTGAGCAGCTCCGCCGTCATGCCATCGGGCAGGATCAGGGCGGACTGGGAGCGGATGGCCTCCAGGGCGCGCAGCAGCTTGGCGCGCTCGGTGGGGCTGGCGGTGGTCGGGAAGTGCCCGAGCGCCGTCGGGCTGGCGTACTTGTCCAGCGCCACCAGCCACAGCTTGATGGTGCCGATCTTGAACTGGCGCGGCCAGTAGCACCAATGCGCCAGGCCCATCCCATAGGGGTCGTCCTGGTGATAGGCGCCGGTGCGGAAGCTCCAGAACTTGCGCTGCGGCATCGGCTGCCCCAAGGGGTCGGTGACCGTCAGGAGCACAAGGGTCCCGTCCGGGCGGAAGCCGAAGCGCCGGGCGTCGCGGACCCGGATCGCCCCCGGCACCACCTGGGCGCCGTCCTTGAGCCACAGGCACTCGGCGACCGCCCAGCCGAAGAAGACGCCGTAGTGCATGGCGCCGGTGATCTGGTCCCACGGCTGGGCGTCGAGGATGGCACTGATCAGGTCCGCAGCCTGCTTGTCGCGCCGCCGCGGGCCGCCCGGGAGCACCTCCCATTCAGTCGCGCAGACGGCCAGGCGCCGCGCCTGCAAGGCGCTGAACACCTGCCAGTCGTCGAGTACGTCCAGATACAGGTCCAGATGGCTGATACCGGTGGAGCGCGCCGCCAGGCTGTCCTGCACCGGCAGCAGCGGCAGGCTGTCGATCAGCCCGCGGGTGATGTCATGGCCGCCGGTGATCGGCGAGAGTTCCTGCAGCACGGGGGTGCCGGCGGGGCCGGCCAGGTCCGCGGTGGGGACGATCAGGCCGCTGGGGCGTTGGTAGGGCATCAGGCGTCTCGTGGCGTTGCGTGCATGGCTACCAGACCGGCAGGCCGGCATCGATCCCGCCCCAGCCGGTCGTGGTCAGGGCCGCCGGCTGGTCAGCGGTGGCGCCCACGCCCAGGGCGGCCCACGGGGAGGGCCCGCCGGCGGCGACCTGGTCGAGGTCCGGCGGCGGATCGCGGTCGGCCGCCAGGTGCGCCAGGAGCCCGGCCACGGCACTGTCACCGTGACGCTGCCCGGCGGCGTCGGTCTTGCCGTCGGGGATGCGCGGGATGCCGCGCACGAGCTGCACCGCGCGATGGTCCTCGAGGATGTCGTCGTGGCGGATCAGCACCGTGGTGCGGTCCTCGAAGCCGGCCTTGTAGCCGGGGAAGCCGTCACGGTAGGTGGCCTCGGTGATCTTCACCGCATCGATCAGGCCGGGGAACTCGTCCTGCATCCCCTCGGCGATGTCGGCACCGTTGCCGGTGGCGTCCGCCTTGGCCCCGGCGAAGCGCGGCAGGCGCCCCAGGATGGAGCGCAAAATCTGTCGCTGTTGTGCAAAGGGGCAGTTGTGCAGCTCGACCACGGCGCGCCAGATGCGCCGCAGGTCGGCGGCGATTTCGACGATGACCACACAGGTCATGTCCCCGGAGCGCGCGAAGTCCCAACCCGCCACATGGCGCCGCGCCGGGTCCAGGGTGGCGAGCAGGGTGAACAGGTTGTCCTTGAGCCAGCCGTCGATATCCAGGGCGCGCTCGGCCTCCGGCTGGGCGTTGAAGGCGGCCGTGCCGTCGAAGCGCACCAGGGGGCCGGACTGCGCGGCCGGCGGCATACAGGCCTCGATCAGGGTGCGCGGCAGGTAGGCGCCGCCGCCGGCGCGCGGGATGCCGTAGAGTTCCTCATCCTTGTTGTAGCGGTAGCGGTGCTCCAGGGCGGCGAGCCACTCGGCCTCTTTGGGCGCCGTCCACACCTCGCCCTTGACCTTGCAGATGCGGTTGAACAGCCCCTCGGCCAGCGCCACGTCGATCGGCGTGAAGTGCACGCTGGCTTGTTCGCCCAGGCGCCCGTAGCGCCCGGCCAGGATGTCCTGGATCAGCAGGTTGTAGGGGTTGTCCTCGCCGTTGTCGGTGGAGATGAACTCCACCGTGCCGCCCCACATGGTGATCGCCATGGCGGACTTGATGAGTTCCTCCAGGTCGTCCACGAACGCGGCCTCATCGACCAGCAGCACGTCCCCGGGCCGGCCCTTGGAGCGCAGATTGCGGGGGTTGCTGGAGAAGGTGCGGATTTCGTGCCCGGAGGCGAAGCCGATGTGGAAGCTGTGGATGTCGCGCCCGTCGTCGCGGGTCAGGACCTGTTCGCCCTGCGCGACGATGGCCGAGTGCATGGCGCCGGCCCAGGTGGCACAGTCCTGGATGAAGCCGGCGGTCATCTCCTTGTCGAAGGAGATGTAGTAGGCGTTGCCCCCGCCCTGGGCGGCCGCGGCGTGCAGGACCTTGCCATAGGCGGCGCCGTAGCTGGCGCCGATGCGGCGGGACTTGCGCCAGGCCTTGACCGGGCAGCGGTCGCGGTTCCAGCGGACCTGGTAGGGCAACAGGATAGCGCCGCCCGCGTCAGCAGCGCCGCCCGCGTCAGCAGCGGGGGACGCGCCGAGTAGTTGCTCGGCGCTCTCAGGGCCGCGACGGGTCAGCATGAGCGTCCGGCCCCCGTCCGGTTACTGGGCCGATTCCGCCGGGGTATTGGCGACCACGGCGGCGGCGAGGACCGCCGTCTGGCTGCTCAGGTCGGCAGCCAGGTTCTGGAGCGCCGCCTCGTCATCGGCTTCCAGCGCGGTAGTGAGCCGTACCGACAGTCCGGTCAGCAGTTCGACGGCGGAGTCGATGACGTTGTGATTGGCTGCCACTTCGGCGGTCAGGGTCTCAAGGGTGTTACTCATGGTCTTGATCTCATCAAGCAGTTGCTGGAACTCAGCCGTGGCTGAGCAGGGGGGAAACAGGCGGTCGAACAGGCCGCGCAGGGTGGACATGGTCAGTCTCCGGGTGCCGGTGGGTCGGTGTCGGTCGCGCCGGCCGCCGGGGGTGCCAGCAGGTCCAGGGTCTGCGCGAGTGATAGCGCCTCCCCGGCCGGCCGCTCGCACCGGCACTGACCCTTGCCCCACACCGACCAGGCATCAAGGCGGGCGCGCACGACCCAGCGCACGGCCAGGAAGGCCCCGGCACCCAGCGGCAGGGCGAGGAGGCGTCGGCGCAAGTGCTCGCGCGCGTCGGCCAGGGGCCGGGTTTCATCCTTCATCCCTCGTCCTTCATCCTTCATAAGGCCCCCTCGATCGCGGCGCGCAAGGCCGCGATCCCGTCCTGACTCACCCCCTGGCCGCGCGCCGCGTTGGCGACCCGGTCGGCGGCCTGGGCGCGTTCCTCGCGCCGGATCTGCTGTTCGGTCTCCCACTTGGCCCGCGCCAGGTCCGCCTGCGCCTGCTGGGTGCCGACCCGGCGCCGCGCGGTGGTGGCTTGGCTGGCCTTGGTCAAGGCGTCG